CCCTGGCGCACGCGCGGCCACCATCGCCGAGCTGCCGTCGTCCGCCGTTGGTTCCGGCAGCACGCGAAACGCGATGCTATAATCCGCGATCGACGGAAACGGCCCGGTCGATGCGTAGGTGGTGCTCCCGTTGAGCGCGATGGCCGCGCCGTCGCTCAGCACCGCGCCGACGCCGCCGATCATCGACCACGTTGCATTGATCTCAAGCGGTGACGGTGAATACTGCTCGACCGGGGTGCCGTCTGGTCCGTTGAACAAACACGATATCAGCGCCTGCGGCTGAGAGGGCGGCGCGATGCCATCCATGCCGGTCTCGAAGTCGGCCACGAACTGGCGATGGAACACCCGCTTGCCCTCGTTCAGCACATGCGGCCACGAGCGTTGCCGCTTAATCGGGGCGCCGTTGTCGGTCTGGTTGAACGGATCGACCCGATACAGGTTGCCATTCTGCCAGTCGCCGGCGAACACCGCCGAGACCCCGCCACCGATGACCGGGTAAGCGCAATTACACCGCGAGCGGTGCTCGTTGCCGCTACCATCGACCCACAGCCATTCGTGCCAGAGGCCGGTGGAGATGTCGTAGCACCAGGTATGATCGGCGCTCGGGAAGGTCAGCACATAGATCGCGTGGCCGTCGATCAGGTAGATGAAGCCGACGGCGTCGGTCACCGTGCTGTAGGTGGTCCACAAGGTTTCAAGCGCATAGGTCGAGACGCGCTTGGTCTGATAGCCGGCGCCCTGCATCAGCAGCGGGCCGCCCTGCCGGTCCAGCGTCAGCCAGAACACCGTATTGTCGTAGACCGCCACGCTGTATTTCGCGATGCAGCCGTGATCGACGAATGTCGATGGTATCTGTCCGAACGGAAAATCCGGGGTACCGGCGTCGTACCAGATTTCCGTGGTCCGCTCGCCGATCAGCCAGATCTCGCGTTTCGCCACCGCGAGCGTCACGAGGTCGTCGGGATGGCTGCTCTTGTTGGCGAAGTAGAGCGCGTCGAATGTCACCGACAGGCTGTTGGTGCTGTAGAATTGCGGCGTACCGGGCTTGTTGAACAGCAGGTAAGTATCGAGCACGTCCACCCGGTCGGCGCCGACGAACATGCCGGTCGGATCGCTGATCGCCGAGAACGCGTTGCTCGCTAGATCGACCTGCCAGCCGCCCGTGGTGCCGTCGACGATGACGAGCGTCTCGCTGTTGTCCTGCATCGACACTGGCGTGGTGAGCCCGGCCGTGACGCTACCGAGCAGCGTGACAGTGAACGGCGAAAAGGTGCTAACGACATAGATGCCGGAGCCGGCGCAGATATAGATGTCGTCGTTGGTGGCCTGGCGGATGCCTCGGATCGGGCCTTGCGGCATGGTGGCGAGCAGCGTCAGGCCCGGTGTGGGATAATTCGCTACTGTAGATGGTTCACCTTGTTGCTCAGGCAGCGGCTCAGCGTATAAATTAAGTGAGCGTTGACAGCTCGCCACCACTGACCTTGCTTGATACGCTCCCCCCGTCAACGCCAAGCGGGGCACTAGCGTCGCCCCTCTGCCACAGCAGCCTTGTACGCTTCTTGCGCTGCTCGTTTCGTCGCAAAACGTCCTAGCCTCTTTTGCTTACCTTCGATGCAGATGGAAGCATTCCATCCGCCGGTCCGCAGATTAGGACTGACACCGCGTAGGCCGGACGTATTTGTAGAGATACCACTCTTCTTAAATGACCACGTTCTCGGCGAACGGCGGTTTCCGCTCTGCTCAGACCTCAATGCCCAGCGACAGTTCTCCGGTGAATAGTCTCCGTCTACGTCAATGCGCTCGATGGTTAGACCGTGGCTGAAGCTGGCCCCCATGTCTTCGCGGAAGTTCTCAAAGACCATCCATCGGTCACTTACCGTAATGCCGCGACCGCCGTAATTCTTGTAACCGGCCCCATTTGGGTTGAGGCACCGGCTGAGCATTCCCTTCCACTTCGTGTGGAGAATGTGCCCGGTCATCCCGTGGCGGGTCATAGTTTTCTTTGTCCTGTCACGGCTCCAGCAGCCGCACGACTTTGTATGGCCACTACGCAACTGGTCGGAAGGAACTCGCTTTTCCTGACCACAGTCGCAGCGGCAAAGCCACGCGGGGTGCATACCCAGGCTTCCATCACGGCGAAGAACAAGCAACCTAGTGAACCTCTGTCCGGTAAGGTCGATCAGTCTCATACGGGCCTCCAGGATTGGCCCGTGAGTATAGCGTGTTCGCTGCGGTTATTCCACAGATGCGATGACGCTGCGCGCCTGGTAGGCCCCCCCGGTGAGCGCTAGGCGCGGCATTAACTGTCACGCATGTGGGAACACGACGGCATAGGCGTGCACCAGCGTCAGGGTCTCGGTGCTGAGAGCCAGCGTGCCGTTGATGTTGATGTAGCTGTCCGCAGTGGTGTCGATTGCTTGCGTGGTCGCCGGGCCGACAGTCGCGCCGAATGGCGTTGTCGGGATGCCGCCATAGCAAATCTGTGAGTTGGTGGCGTTGTTGTTGCGCAGGATTTGCGTGATCTGCGAGTTAACCGTGGTCGTCACGACGTTATTCGCACCGACCAGGTTCGTCGAACCGCCGCCAGTCGTGCCGGCCGTTGCGGTGTATCGGCAGAGCATCGTCTTGTTGTTGGAACTGTTCGGATAGGTCCAGAGGCTGGTGATCTGCACCACGCCATTCGCACCCATTGAATTAGCCGGGATACGTAGCGCTGCGAGATTGGTCTCGCCAGTGGTGCCGGTCACCGAAGCCGGCCCGGCGGTGGCCGCGACAAAAGGAATGCCGGTCGGGCGAAGCGCATCAGCGTAGGCTTTGGTGACAGCGTGATTGACCGCCGTGGGCGCCCCCGAGAGCGTCAACAGCCCGGTCATCGGCGCTGCGCCGTTTAGCTGCACATACCGCACATCAGCCGCAGATTGCAGCATGAAGTGCGTATCGCCGTTCAGCCACGCTAGTGACTGCCGCACATACGCCACGCCATCGTTCGGTGCATCGCCGATGTAGTGTGATGGATTGGCCGCATCATATGCGGTGTAACCAAGTGCCGACGCCACGTCGCCCTGCGCCATAACGACGGCGCCGGTGCGTCCATTGAACGAGTTGACCAGGCTCGGGGGCGGGCTGGCGGACGCCCAGGCCGTGCCGTCCCAGCGATAGATCGCACCGTTGGGACCGGTGAACAGCGCGCCTACCGCCGGAGAGGTGGGAAAGTCAATCATCCGCGCCTCATTCCCTGCCAGCTCCCTCGGGAGCCACGTCGGCTGACGGCGGCATTATGCCAGCCGCCATCCGGTCGATGATGAAGGCATGCAGCGGCGCCATGGCCTCAGGCGAGGCGCCGTTTCTGATAGCCTGCTGAACCGCCGTCTTCAGGGCCTCGATTTCATCATGCATCATTGCAACTTCACTCACGTTGCCGAGGCAGTGAACGGCAGCGCCCACAGATCGATGGTCTTGTCTGGAAAGAAGAAAGACGGCGGCCCTGCCATTATCAGCCCACCGCCCGACGCTGCGTGCGTGTTGGTCGGATCGTTTACGCCGTTCCATGCATAGGTGATGGTGTCCCCTGATAACGCCGGCACGCCAACATCGAGGATGACGTTCATCCCGGAGATGATTGGGCCTCGGACCAGGGGTAACTCGGTCGACCCGCGATAAACGTGGAAGCCGTATTGCGGCCAGGGCAGAACAGGATCGGAGGGATCATCCATCGTGCCTTGCAGGCTCATTGTCGCTGCCGCGAAGAACGAACCGACCGGCCGGTCGAACGGCACGATGTAGGTGTTGCCGCTGCGCGTGATAGGTGCTGTGAGCGACAGCCAGAGCGGCGTCGCTGGCGTGCCCTCGTCCATGGTGATGTAGCGCGCCAGTCCCTCCACCTCGCCGTTCCGGGTTGTGCCGTATTGCGTCAGGTGGATGCCGTCACCCTGGTAAATCCACTGATACCAGCTTCCGGTGCAAACTGTCCTGCCGTTCGCATTGGCACGGACGAACTGCAATGAACCGATCATGAAGTCGGTGCCGACGGGTTGCAGGGATGTGGTGGGTCGCACGCCCACATAGTAAATCAGCGGACTCGTATCGGTCCCTGGCAGATTGAGACCATCATAGGCGGTCGTCATCTTGGTCCAGTCATCGACCGTCCCGCCCGGTCCCACGCCGTCCAACGAGCCGCCCTGCGTCCAGCCGACCGAGCGATAGACTGCCTCATCAAGATGCAGCACAGGATCAGGCAGCGCCGCGGCGACGCTCGGGATATAGTTTTCCTGGGCATACCACATTTGACACATGGTGGTCAGAGCAGTCGGACCAACCGGATCACTCGCGGCGCTCAGCGTATAAACCGAGCCGTTCACTGTTGGCACCGGTCCTGACTGAATGCTGTTGAAGTTCGACACTCCTGTCATAGTTATCGGCGCGCCATTGTTCAGCACGTATTGGCCGATCTGAGCCGTGCCTGAAGTCACCGTGTTGACGGTGAAGGTGCTGCCGCTGACCGTGCCATTGCAGACCAGACCCTCGTCGCCCAGACCACCAACCGGCCCGTGGGTCCACGAACTGCTGGGCCAGCCAACATTGAAGTTGATGATGGGTGTGAGAGGGTGCCCGGCATTGAAACGGAACATGCTATGAGTGAACGAAGCCGCGCGCCCGATATCCAGAGAACTTCCAACGTCGCCATTGTTTGCTGGCGGCGGATAAGCGCCATACCCCCAGGGCATATCGGCGGTGAGGCTGCGCAGCTTGTTCGTCAGCGTCTGAATGTAACTGAGCGGCGGCTCGATCCCGCTCGGGAAAAAGACATTCTTCACCCCGAGCATGTAGACTTCCTGAGTCAGCGGATTGACACCCATCTGGCCGACGCCCTCGCCGATGGCCGTGCGCCAGGACTGCCCGGCGCTGATATGCACCTCTGGCGTCTGCGTGGCGCGATAGTCTGGCGTCACTCCGGATATGAGCGCGAACATCAGTAGCGCAGCCTGACTTCGCCCGGACCGCCCGCCCCGCCACTCAGGCCGAGACCAGCACCGACGCCTCCACCCCCTCCGCCTCCGCCGCCGCCGCTGCCGTTCCCCGAAGACTGCCCCGCGGACGATGTCGCGCCGCCATTACCGCCGCGTCCACCGTCTCCCAGAACTGCGCGCGCGCCGCCGCCGCCACTGCCGTTGCCTGTGCCACCACCGACGCCCCCGAAGGGGCCAATAGCTCCACCGCCGCCGCTGTTGCCCGGGGCGCTCGTGCTGCCTCCGCCGCCACCACCGCTACCGCCGACATAATACGGTGAAATTGGCGCTGAGGCGGTTGTTCCCAGGGCACCGGGAGCGCCTCCATTGCCTTGACCCTGCGTGCCTCCGTTGCCGCCGGTCCCGCCGGACGAACTTGACGCGCTCGTGCCAAAGCTGCCGCCATTGATCGGAGGAATATAAATTCCGGCTCCTGCTATACTGCTCGCGCCCCCGGAAGTTGGCGCCGCACCTCCGGCAACGCCGCCCGCGCCGCCCGCACCGACGACGATCGTCAGCACAACACCAGGCGCGAGAACCACCGGGAAGTTATACAGGGAGGCCCCGGAACCACCGCCGCCGCCGCCATAGCCTTGATCGGTGCCGCTACCGCCGCCGCCGCCGCCGCCCGCGATGTCAACGAGTGCTCCAGTTGAGTCGGGCGGCACCACCAAAGTGTAAGTGCCGGGGGTGTCATAACTGAGATATCGAATACCGCGAGGTGGATATGAGATCGGCATATCTCACCATTCCTTGGCGACGAACTGCGCGCCAGTCGTGTCACCAATGATACTAACCGAGGTGATAGAGGCGCCGTACTCCTCACTTTCGTAATAAGCACCTGGCGGCATATAGGTGGCATTATTAGCGGTGGCGGCGGCTGTGCCACCGAGATCGTTGAACCACATATTGGTCGAGGACTTATTTTGCAGTGACCAGCCGCGCCGCGCGGTGTTGCCGGCCATCAGTTGCTGCGCGGAGTTGCCGAGCGTGATCGTGCCGCTGCGGTCGTTTTTCGTGATGCCGTACACGCTACCGCTCCCGGGAGGCTGATTGTTGGTGACCACCCACTGCCGGCTATTTCCGTCGTCATAATAGATTGCGAGTTGTGCGGTGGTTGAGTTCCACCAGAGATTACCGGGATGTGGCGCGGTTGGCGCCGTATCGCTGATGGTGACGGAGGCCCCGCCGCCGCTACCGATGCTCTGTGCAATCGCAGCGTTCAGCGCAGACGCAACCAGCACCTCGCCGTGTCCCCATGGATAAACGGCGACGCCATCAGGACCGATCGTCATAGGACTGCTCCCAGATCGAGGACGAACGCGCGCCCAAGCCCCTGGCCTACCAGTGAGAAGCCGTCGCCGCGGTTGCGCAGCGGTGCCGGGACCGCGAGTTGCGGGATCTGTGCATTTGCCTGCCGCAGCGTGTTCAGCGCCACGGCAGCCGCTGCCACATGATCAGGTCGCGCCTGTAACCCGTACGCCATCTGCATGCGCACGCACATCGACCAGATCACGGCGTCGATGTATTCGTCCGGCAGATTGAGCGGATCGGCGGTCGACACGTAGGTCGGCAGCGGCACCTTCACGACCAGGAACAGGCCGTACATGCTGGCCGGAGGCACCGGCCAGAAATACACCTGTCCGGTCGGGAAGCCGCTTTCGTAGTAGACTGCCGCCGGCATGGTCTCGAGCGACTTGACGCTGATGGCGGCGTAATCCTCGCGCGAGTCGAACACCTCGACCGGGATGTCCACGAGGTTCGGTGGCGTGCCCTGAATGATGCGGATGAACGCGCGGCTGATGCGATCCGGGCGCCCGCTCACATTGAAGTCGCAGCCAGGACCGATGCTGTAGGACAGCGCGCCGGTCGAGGCGGCGACATCCACCGTCTGCTCGACGAACACCAGCCAGCGCTTCTTCTGCCACTGCGCGATGAGCGCACGCAGCAGGTTGAGCCCGGTGTTCAGGTCGTCGGGGCTGGCGTTCTGGCCCTGGCCAAGAATCCCCGACGCCTTAAGCACCATGATCAGCAGATCGTAGACGGTGACGATCACGCCGAGGCCACCGTGAACCACGCGCCGGCCAGCGGCGACATGAACACGTCGGACTTGCCTGCCGCGAGCGCGACGCCGGTAGCTGCGGCGACGCCGTTGATGGTGTCGGACCCGGCGCTGTTGGCGAAGATCTGCGCGCTCGCCGCGCCGGCATTGCTGACCCACATCAGTTGCCCGCCGACCGCTGGCGGCAGCATGCAACTATCGTTCGCGGTCGCGCACACGGCGATCAGGTTGATGGCGGAGGTCAGCGGTGTGCCGAGGGCTCGTGTGCCCCCGGCGTGTGCTGTAAGCGATGCGGACGAGAAGCCGTTGCCGGACGCCATCAGCGACAGGTCGTGCATGCCGGTGCCGACGTTGAAGCTGATGGTTCGCCCGGTTGGGTAGCTGACATTCGTTGCCATGGCAGCCTCCTCAGTTGGCAATAAGGCGAACGGCCAGTTGCGGGCGGATGCATGCCGCACCCCAGAGGATGTCGAGGCGGCACGGCAGCACGTCGTTGTTGATGTCGTACTGACGCACGACGCGGATGCTGAGCCCGTCCTTCTGCGCCCTCGCTGCCATATCCACACCACCCGGCATAACGAGGTCGGCCGTGGCGAACGTGAACGCGTCGGGGTGATACGCAATAGATTGCCCGCTTGCCGTTGATGCCGCCATCAGGAAGGTGATCGGCGCCGCGGCGCCGGGCGAGGCGTTGACGTTCTGGTAAGCGCCGGTGGTGGTGATTGCCGGGCTGATACTCCAGGTGCCGGCGCCTGCCGTTGCCGGTGCGGTCAGCACGAAGTCCTGTAGCTGGTTGGTGACGACCTTGCTCTCGGGATGGACGCGGAACACGCCCTGGATGGTGAACACGTCGCCCGCGTTGCCGGTGCCGGTGCCCGTGGTGACGGCGAGTGACGATCCGGTCTGGCTGCCGGCGCCCACCAGGTAGCCGGCCTGTGCGCCGCGCACGTAGGTGTTGAGGTGGGTATTCTCGGCCCATTCAAAGCCAGCGCTGAGGCCCATGACGCCGTCGACGTATTGCCGCGAAATCTGGGTTGACTGCTGGAACAACCCCTTGAGGGTGTCGACCATGTCGACGTTGTCCTGGGTATTGATCCTAAGCTGCCACTGCCGATCCTGCGGCGTCAGGTTGTCGAGCAGCATCTTGCGCGCGATGAGCACGTTGCGGAACGACTGTGCGGCGCCATGGCCGTCCACCATGTTGTAGACTGCTGGCACCACCTGGCCGAGGAAAGCGGCCTCGACGTTGGCTGCCAGCACCGCGCACGCAGGTTCCAGATAGCGCGCGGCGAAGTCATCGATATTCAGCGTGAGTTCCTGCGAGCTGAACGAGAAGTCGACATGGTTCTGGGTGCTCAGTGTCAGCGTGGTGTTGGTTTCCACGGTGTTCTGAATGGCCAGCGTGGGACCGGACGACACGGTGAACTGCACCGGGAGACGGATGCGCAGGCTGTTGCCGATCTTGGCGCCTGCCTGGGCGAAGGAATCATCGTACTGGCGATTCACCGAGCCGATGACATTCAGGCGTTGGTGGAGGATCACGAGCGCTTTGGCCGTGATCATGTTGATGTTGAGCAGCGTGTTGGTCGCGACAGCCATCGAGGCTTACTCCATGACGGAGTGCCATCGACTTCTCGTGTCAGCAGGCGTGGTGTTTTCCTGATCAGTTCCGAACGGCGCAGCGGGAGGAAGTGCCGCGCCGCCCGGTGCTGATCAAGAAGTCTCTAGGCACGTTGTTGTGCAGGTAACGATTGCCGGGCGTTTAAGGTCTCCGGTGAGACCAGCGCGGGGTTTAATGCCTCCCGCGATCGGCAAGCGCGGTTGTTTTACGTGTTCCGCGATCCACGACGGGATCACTCAATCGGGGATGAGAGACCCAATCAATTGCTACAGTCGCGGTTGATGGCGAGCCAGTCCGGTCCTGGCGGCGCGGGAGGCGGCAACAACGCCTGCTGGTATTGCGTGATTTGGTTCTGCGCCGCCTGCTGCAGTCCATCATACTGGGAGAATGGCAACTGCGCTGCCTGCATCTGCGACGATAGATACTGCTGCAGCTGCGCGTGGTTTTGGTCGCTCCAGTTCATCTTGAACGATCCAATCAGGTCTTGATGGGTTTGAACGTGCTAGGGCCAGAGTTGCCGCCAAGTCGACGCACGCTGTCGGACTTAGACGAGGAGGGCGGCATGGCCTTGCTGCTGCCGGTGCCGGCGGGCGCCTTGTAGACGCCGGTGCTGCCGAGGCGCGAGCGGAATGCCGCCTCGTGCGCTGCGGTCGCGCGTGCAGTGCCGGACGTGGTGCCGGTATCGCCGCAGGGCGGTGCGCTCTTGCCTTTCATCGGCCTTCTCCTTCTGGTATGGGGACGCTTGTTCCCCGCTTATACGGGGATGATCCGGCAGGCAAAGCACCGCCCTGCGGCGATGTAGGTTTTGCCCCGCGTC